CAAAACTGGCTTCGTACTCTTGGGCGAACGTCAACGCGTCCATATGCCGCCGTGCGGCTTCTATCTCGCCCTCTGGGAGGACTAACGCGCTCACCCAATGATATGACCCCCATTCACTGTCTGGCCCGTGAGAGAGCATCTGAGCTTTCGCATATTGGTCCAGATCGTAGTAATGGTTCCGGCCCTCGGGAACGCCCGTAAAATCACACCACCCGTTGCGGTCCGACAAGGCCGGACGGATATGCTCTTGCCAAACCGTCGGTTTCATATTGGCGTATTCGTCAAGCACACCGCCGTCCCACCCGACCCCCTCTATACGCTCGGGTTTATCGAGTCCGAGGACGTGAATCTCTGCGCCGTTTGCCAGTCGAATAATCAACTCGCTTTCGCTCGGGTCGGTCGCTCGCCATTCGGGTGCGACCAGTGCCTTTAAGTCAGACCAGAAAATGCGCTTGGCTTGGTCGCGGGTCGGTGCCGCCGCGAAGTAGCGCGGGGTCGGGTAGTCACTCCCGCGCAACGCCCGGTGGATCAGTCGCCTCTTGCCGATCAGTTCGGTCTTGCCGGAGCGACGGCCACAGGGAAACGTGTTAAAGCGATGTGTGCCGCGATACGCCTGTATCTGTACATCTATTGGCCGGAGCGGTGTCCATCGTTTGGGGAGGACTTCTGTCAATCGCTCCCGCCCATCTGGTCGTCAATCGCGTCGAGAGCTTTCCGAAACTCTGACGCGATGTCTGCGCCGGTTCGCGTAGTTTCTACGCGGTCGGTCTGATTCAGTCGATTCTTGCCAAGCCAAATCAGCATCGCCGATTTGCCCGACATCGCCGCGTCGTATTGCGCCCGACGGATTGAAACGTCGCCTTCTGACAGGCCGCGCTCGTATGCCTCGCGCAGGCTTTTCTTCTGCTTAAGGTATTTACCAAACGTCGTGCGGCTCACTTGTATTACGTCGGCGATCTCGTCCCACGTACAGCCAAGCCGCGCCAGTGCGCGGACCTGCTCCTCGTCTATTTTTGCGGCCTTTCGTCCCATACTATTCTATGTCCGTTCGTTTTCTCTTGTTGCCGTCTGGCTCGCGGTCTCTCTGGTCGCCGTCTGGCCGGTGAAATCCTCCCACCGCTTGACGATAACGTCGCAATACTTCGGGTCAATCTCCATGCCGTAGCATTTGCGTCCGAGTTGCTCGGCGGCGATAAGGGTTGTGCCGGAGCCGAGAAAGGGGTCGTACACTATACCGTTTGACGGGCAACTGTTGCCAATAGGGATTGAGCAAACTCCAATCGGCTTTTGAGTTGGGTGGAACCTCTCGCTTATATTATCCCTGCTAACATTCCAAACATCAGACCCTTTCCTATCGCCAAACCAAAACCCTTTACCACCCCCTACACCTTTCCATCCAAAAAAGCATACTTCAAATTGACTGTGATAATGCGTATGATGTAAAATAAACCCCTCTTTCACCCAAATCATCGGGCGGGGTTGCATCATCAATTTATGGTCAAATAATTTCGTGTACATAGGCCAATTAGCTGTTCCACCAAATAAATACACACGTCCGTTTTCGTCCAGAACAAGGTCGCAAGCAATAGAAAAAGAAACTGGTATAGCGGCTTGTGTTAAATCACCTTCGATCCTTGCCAGTTTTTTTCCTTTCTTGTTTGAATGATACGAAACCCCATAAGGTGGATCACTTAGAAGCATATCGGCTTCCTCGCCGTCCATCAACCGCCCCACATCCTCTGCGCTCGTAGAATCCCCACACAGTAGTCGATGCTCTCCCAACAGCCACAGGTCGCCCGTCTGCGTGATAGGCTCCTCTGGCGGTTCTGGCACCTCGTCGGGGTCAGTCAAGCCTTCGCCTTGCTCCCCGCCGTCAATACTGTCGGGCAGTTCAAGGTCGTCTATAGATAATATATCGGCCAGATCGGAGTCCATACCCTCTAAGAGTTGGCCTAATACGTCGGTGTCCCACTCGGCAAGTTCGGCGGTTCGGTTGTCGGCGATGCCGAACGCTTGCGCGTGGGCGGGGTCGAGGTCGGTGACGGTGACGTTGATTTCATCCCACCCTAACTCCCGCGCCGCTTCAAGCGTTCCGTTTCCGGCAATCACTACGCCACGCGAGTCTACGACGATTGGTTTCTGTTGCCCAAATACGTCAAGCGAGTCGCGGATCGCCTTAAGGTTTCGCGGCGAGTGCTTGCGAGCATTCGCAGGGTCGTTTTTTAGTTCGGCTATTTTGCGTCGCTCTACTTTCAAAACTTCGTCCTCTCGTCCCACCGTGCGACGTTTGGCCTCATATCCAGATGTATAAATATATCATACCGACCAATGCCGGTAAAACCAAGCTCCTCGGCTTTATCGGCGATTAAATCCAATGCCTCCGGCAGTATCGGCTGAGGTAGGTGCGGCGACTTGACCGACGGCACCACATCCGTTGCAAAAATCATATGCTGAGATTTAGACGCGCCACCGATTGCATCGTTGTGTTTTGGGGATCGAAAGCCGGAAGTGATCCGAAGTGGAGCTTCCCACCAGTCGCGCAATTTTTGCAGGTTCTTCATGTGCGCCCAAAAACGCGCATCCGGTGCGAAACCAGACAGCACTTCCTCCCAAGAAAAGTTGGGTATATCCTCTCGTAGTTGCAAACAATTTTCTCCTGTTTACGAAAAATATATATAATCAATGAGCGATCCACAAGCCCTTATGTAAACCTTTTCACGTGGAACACCTACAAGCCAGATAAGAAATATTTTCCTACTCAGTGGGTCGGTGTACAAGTAAACCGAGTATGTACCAAGTATATTTTTTTTACTCGGTGACCTTAACCCTATTAAGAATAAAGCACTTACGAGCCGTGCACAGGTAAACAGGGTAAAAACCGTTGGTTGATTTTTTTTAGAGGAAAAACGCTTTTCTATACACGGGAGAAAAAAGGCGTTTTACTTGGTGACATTTGCATAAGTCCTATATTCTAAATACACTTAAGGTCACTAAGTAAGCTTTTTTTACTTGTACACAAAAAAGATAAAAGTCTTATAAGTTATTAAAGAAACAAGAGGTTAAGTGTCACCAAGTAAAATAGGCTATACTTGGTGCTTACTTGGTGACCTATGGGTTTATGGCGGTATTATGTAAACTAATCGGGTATAAGCTATAGCTTATAGGGTATAGCTTATAGGGTATAGGGTCTGGTATTATGTAAACCAATTAGGAAAGACTACGCCCAAAAAGAACCTTCAAAAGGTACAAAAGGGGCTTTTGTAGGTTTTGCAGGTTCTTTTTGGGTAAACCAATTAGGGCAAACAAAAACCGCTCGACCAGTAACCGAGGAGAAACTGGCCGAGCGGATTGTGCCGGAGTCCAAACCGGCGATACCCGAGGAGAGTATCAGGAGGTATAGGGTTAATTTAGGGCCGCTGTAGTGGCCCGTCAACGTCTTTGTGACGGTATCCGATAATCGACTCGGGCCGACAGTTTAACGCACTACAGAGCCGCCCAACGGTCCGTAGTGTCGGACTATAGCGACCCGTCAGCATATTCGATATTAGGGCCGGATAGGTTCCCGCTCGCTTTGCCAGTTCCCGGTAGCTGTCGATCTCTGCGTCGGCCATCGCCTCGTTTAGTTTTGTTCGGTCAATCATTAGCATATATAGTAATATATGGAGTGGTGGGTAAAAATGCAATGGCTTAAACTTTTTTTGTTTTCCTTTAAAAAAAGTGTTGACAAGGGAAATAAAAGCATTATCTTTATCATTAGAAGTTAGCAATAACACTAACGCAAAACGAACCGAGGAAAAAATGGCAACGCCGCAAATCGAAGCAACAATCGAAATTCCAACCATCGAAACTTTCAACGTTACCGGAAACCACACAAAAGAATACGCCATTGAAATGGCCAAGATCAACAACGAGGAAGACGACTGGACGTACGTCGCCGAGCCGAAAAACGCCGACGATCCCGAAGGTTTTTGGACGATAAAGATTTTTGACGAAGATGATTTTTTTGTAGGCACAATCTAAACCAACCGGCGAGGGGTTCCGGCCCCTCGCCATAACCGAGGAGAATCACCAATGATAATCAACTATACCTTCGACGACCGCGACGAGAACGGCCCCGACTTAACCGTCGAGGTCGAGATTGAGGCCGGATACGCCGGAACGCTCGAATGTCCCGCCGTCGATGCCGAGATCGTAATAGGCGATATAACGGACGCAGGCGGAAACCAATACGACGAGGACTATTTTACGGCTCAAGAATGGGCCAACATCACAAACGCCGCAGAGGCGGCACTGGAGGCCAATTAATGGTAGAGCAAATTATCAAGCTCAGACGCGAAGGGAAAAGCACCGCAGAAATCGCCAAGACGACGGGTGTGAGCTACTACCGTCAACGTCAAATCTACGACGCGCACAACGTCCCGACTCCGAGCAGATACGGCGCGACGCGCCGACGGATTCTTGAATTGCTCAACGCGGGGGAAATGAGCCAAAGCGAGATAGCGCGGACGCTTGGCGTATCGCGGCAACTGGTGAGCGAAGTTAAACTTCTGGAATTGACAAAAAAAGGTATTGACAGCAATTAGTATAAGTGTTAGTTTATTTGATAACACCAACAACCGAGGAGCTTGACAATGAAAACTTACATGGACAACGCGAAAGCCTTTCTCGCGGTCGCCATCGGCTACTTAGCCGTCGAATGGTTCGCCGAGGCACTAAGCCATGCGATGGGGGCCGGACTATGAAAGTCAAGGACTGCCCGTATTGCACGGACCGCATGTATATCTATATGCGATTAGAGAAATGGATATGCGCCGACCACGCCCGATGCGGCTATACGCTCGACGCTACGCCGGACGAGATCGCCGCCGCTGTTAATGTCTACAGCAAGCGCGTGCGTCGCGAGGTAACAGCACAGACGGGCAACGTGGCCCCTGCTGTAGAGATATAAACTAATGGGGCGAGCGGTGGGAATAGCGGAGTGCAGACTGGGGAGTCGAATCACCGCGAAAAACTGCGCGAGCGAATGGGGAGCATTTCGCGACGACCGCAGGAGCCGCTCGCCCCAACCACCAACCAACAACAACCCAATCGCGGCAACGAGAGGAGAGGACCGCGAGCAATAAGACAACAAATCAATCAACCCGACAAAGACCGAATGGTCAACGTCAACAACAGGAGAGTAAAACAATGGGATTTTTAAATCTAAACAGCGAACGCAAATACCTCCCACGCCTCGACATGGACCTACGCGCCGGACGGTTCTTCGCCGTCGAGCGCACCCAGAACGCCGCAGGAGAATGGGAGAGCGAGAAGGTCGAGGTCGAGAAGCCGCGTTTCGTCGCCGACCTCGCCAACTGCGAGATCGGGTGGACCGCTTTTGTCGAAAAGCGTCCCGACTCGGTAATGCGTCACTGCGCTGACGGCATGCCACCGCAACCAACGCCAGAGCATAAGGCCGCGTTTGGTTTTAATGTCAAAATGGTTGATGGGGATTTTGACGGTTCGCTCCGTAAGTTTTCAAAACAGGGCATCACTATCGGCAAAGCGTTTGACGATCTGGTTGATGCGTGGCAAGCCCTGCCGGAGTCAAAAGACCCGACGAAATGCCCCGTCGTAGCTGTCACCGGCACGACCCCCGTTAAAGCCGGTCAGTCAACGAATTACGCGCCGAAGTGGGGCATTGTCGAGTTCGTAGACCGTCCGTCTGAGTTTGACGACCATGTTCCGGCCCGTCGAGACCTCGCCGCAGAGAAAGCCGCAGAGGAGGCCACACAGGCCGCCGTCGCCGTTGACGACGTAGAGTTCCTCTAAACCCTAACGAACGCCCGACGGCCCTTCCTCCTCTTAGGGCTGTCGGGCTATATTATTTTGAATCAGAAACTCATATTAGACGGCGAGCTACCTGCACTAAACGAGATAATCGCGGCGAGTAAGAGCCACTGGTCGCGCTACTCTCGCGTAAAGCGAGGAAATACGCAGATCGTCGCGCTTGAGTGTCGAGCGCAACGGCTCAAGCCCGTTGACGCGCCAGTAGAGGTCACGTTTCGGCATTACAGGCCCAACAAGCGCAAAGACCCCGACAACGTGGCGGGCGGGGCGCAGAAGGCGATTCTGGACGGTCTGGTAAAGGCTAAGATACTCCCAGACGATACAATGCGTTATATTAATTCTCTCCATCACTATTTTGAGATTGACCGCAAAAAACCGAGGATAGAGGTCCAAATCAATGTCACAGATCAAGAAGAAGTTCGCGCTTGAATACGCGGCGCGAGGTTGGCAGGTTTTCCCCTGTCACTTCATAACAACAAACGGCACCTGCTCCTGTGGCGAGGACTGCGGCAGTGCCGGAAAGCATCCGATGGTCCGAGGTGGTCTAAACGACGCGACGACCGACGAGCAACAGATAAAAGACTGGTGGAGCCAATCGCCTTACGCTAATATCGGCATACGTACTGGCGAGGTGTCCGGCATTACAGCGATTGATATTGACCCGCGCCACGATGGAGACGCGACTTGGCGCGAACTGGAGCAGACCGTCGGCCCGATACCCGACACGCCAACCCAGACGACTGGCGGCAACGGGCAACACATCATCGTCAATTACACGCCCCGCCTCCATTCCCAGAACGATGTCGCGCAGGGTATCGACGTTAAAAACGACGGCGGTTATATCCTTGCCGAACCGAGCAACCACGCGAGCGGTGGGACGTATGAATGGGAATTGGCCCTACATTACGACGACCACGCGCCCGTTGACCTTGCCGAGGCTTGGCCTAATGGCCTCCAGAGGCTCGTCGAGTTACAGCAGGGCAATCGACCCCAATTGACGCGCACGACGCGACAGACGGCGGGAGAGGGCCAAATAGAGCGCGAGGCGGGGCAGGTTATCGCCGAGGGATCGCGTAATGCTACGTTGACGAGCATCGCCGGATCGCTACGCCGCAGGGGATTGGACGCGGAACAAATCGCCGCGATGTTGCACCAATATAATCAACAGTTTTGCAGTCCAGAACTGGACGCGACAGAGGTGGATCGCATCGCGCAGGGCATGATGCGCTACGAACCCGCGCCACCTCTACCCTCAACCATCGACCCCGACCTCGGCGTGACTGCTGAGTCGGCTTCTACGCCGTCCGGCGGTGGGTATAACGTTGTCGGTCTCCCGATGACCGACGGCGGCAACAGGGACCGTTTGGTGGCACGCTACGGCTCGCAAATACTCTACGTCCCCGAACAGGGTTGGCATCTCTGGGACGGGGTGCGTTGGCGACTCGACAACGAAACCCGCATCCAAGAAATGGCCCTTGATACGGCGCGAACGATACGCGCAGAGGAGCGCACCGGCATCGTCGATAAACAAGGCGTTGACATTGCCGAAAAATGGAGCCTGTCGAGCGAGTCGCTTGTGCGCGTACACGCCATGATTAAACTCGCGCAATCGCACCCGTCAATCGTCTGCGGCGTTTCCGACCTCGATACGCATCCGTTCTTGTATAACGCCGCGAACACTACGGTCGATCTGCTGACGGGCGAAACGCTCGACCCCGACCCGACGCACCGGCTGACCCAACGGTCCCGCATGATATACAAACCCGACGCGACTTGTCCGTATTGGTGCGAGTTTGTCGGTCAGATATTGCGCGAGGACGAGGCGGTAATTCGCCACCTCCAGAAATACCTCGGGCTCGCGTTGACGGGCGACATGACGAGCGAGGCGATGTTTATCCTCTACGGCGAAGGGGCCAACGGGAAATCAATCTTGCTTGAAGTCTTGGCGTATCTGATGGGCGATTATCTAAGCACTGCACCGGCCCACACATTCCTGTCCTCATCACGCAACGAGTCGATCCGCAACGACCTCGCAATGCTACGCGGTGCGCGGTTGGTCACGGTATCGGAAACTAATAAAGGGTCGAGCCTCGACGAGGCTGTAATAAAGCGCACTGTCTCCGGCGATCAAGAAACGGCGCGGTTCCTCCATAAAGAATATTTCTCTTTTCATCCACAGTATAAAATACTTTTGGCGACAAACAACAAGCCAGAGATTAAAGGCGGCACTCACGGTACTTGGCGACGACTCCACTTAATAGAGTTTGGCGTAAAGTTTGGCTCGGCAGGTCATCCGGCGGCAGGTAAAAAGGACGAGATTATCGCACGACTCAAAAGCGAGGCGAGCGGTATCCTTAATTGGCTAATTGAGGGGTATCAACTCTACCGCGCTGAAGGGTTAGAACAACCCGACGCGGTGCGGGATTCAACAGCGAGCTACCGCGAAGACCAAGACCCACTAATAGACTTTTTCGGCACTTGTTGCGAGATCGGCAGTGATTACACTGTAACCACAAGCGACCTGCGCGAGGCTTACAACGCGCACACAGGCGAAGATCGGTCTGCGGTATGGTTCGGTCGGCTCATGTCCGAACACGGATACAAGCCGGAGTCGGTCGGCGGCAGGGGCAACCGCACCCGCGTATATCGCGGCATCATGTTGAGCGAGGACGGGCAGGCATTGCTCGCCCGTAACGAATACCAATATTAACCGAGGAGATGAGGACGATGGACAACGTATATAAATTTCTGCGCCAACTCGACGCTGTAGGGATCGGTCTTGAGTTAGCTGACGGCGATCAACTGAAGATGTCGGGCGGGTCGAATCTAACGCCCGACCAACGCGCCCACATCATAAAAAACAGGGGCGCAGTCATGGCGGCGATCAAGGCCCAACTGGTTTCAATGGGCGAGATGCTCAACCGCGTCGAACAGGCGACAACGTGGTCAGCATTAGAGCAGATCGTCGCAGAGGGTTGCGAAGCGTGGAAGTCGGGCAAACTTCAGACGGCCCACTACGAGCGCGTAACCGTCGCGGCCTGCAATCATGCGCGAGAGATACCGCCCTCGCACTCTATCATCAACAACGCGATAGTTAGAACCGCAGAGGTCAACGCGCAGGTCGTCGAGGTGTTCGACGGGGAGCGCGTCGCGTGACCGCGATAATCACTAAGACCATTTCGCCGCAGGTTCCTGTGCGGAAACCGTCGCGTGAGTGGTGGGTACGCGTCCATCCCGACCCCGACACGCATATAGAGGCCGGAGTCATTGAGGACAACGGCGCGGTCTATTTTGTTGATCCCGACCTCCACGACAAACTCGACAGCCATATCGAATACCGTCGGCTGTCATGGGCGATCAATCGGCAGGGGGTCAACTTCCTTTGGTCGGTCCCGCTCAACGCTACGGACGACTGGACGCGCACGGCACTGGTTGCGATGGACTACGCGAGGGATGAGTGGATCAAAATCAAGGCGGGTCCATCGGGCTATGAGGTGTTGAGGGCAACAGTTGAGCTTACCCCTCCAGAGTGGCCGGACTGGTCTTTGATTGACCTGCTTGAGCACGCCTTTAGGGATCGCATTATATTGCGTAATGGGTATAGGATCACCCGCGACCCGATAATGTCCCTTTGTGAGTATTGCGGCTACGCAAAGGCAACCCAACGCCATCATGTCAAATATATCCCAGAGGTCACGCGGTGCGTGTGTGAGTCATGCCACCGCATAATCCACGGCCTATCTGCGGTTGGCGTAGAGGTCAACTGTGTGGACGGATCGCCGCTCTCGCGTGGCGAGGATTGGGTCGGCCAACATCCATATAAATGGAAACCAATATACAACGCCGTGCAACGCTAAACCATAGATCGCAGGGAGGGACGCGGGACCGGTAGCAGGGGTGCAGATTGGCCCCTGCTATTTTTTTCATCTTTTTTTAAAAAAGGTGTTGACAGTCTTGTGGTATGTGATTATTATTCTATCAGACGTTAGCAATGACGCTAACGCGAAACAAACCGAGGACAGAATGCAAATTATAAAAAGTAAAAAAAACCCAACCGGTCGCGGATACGAGATTACTGCATATAGGGCAGACATTGATCAATTTTATTTTTTCACACTCCATCGTTACGAGATCAATGGGTGGGCATTGTTGGACGAAATCGGCGACTGTCTGCAAACCTTCCGCACTAAGCGAGCCGCTATGGACTGGATTTTAGCATAATCACCCAACCGGCGGGGGGCATCCGGTCCCCCGCCAAACACTAACCGAGGAGAGAAAAAATGGCAATCGAAATCGTTGAAATCAAATATATCGACAAAGAACAGGATTGGGTAAACGAAACAACGCGCTACATCTTCGACGTTGAAGGCAAGGAATATATTATAGCAGATCAAAACGGGGAGTTCACGCTTCTTGATTCAGACGGTTGCCCGACTCTAAATAGTCAAGCAGACCAGTATTTATTCAAGGCATTAATGGTCAAACTTTCCAAGATCGTTGATGGCCCAACTTTGTAAGATACAAGAAAAAAAAGGGGCCGGAATCGTCCGGCCCCTTTTTTTATTTTCTCGGCTTACGTTTTTTCTTTGGCTTGGCTTTCTTCTTCCCGCCCATTTTGCCGTATCCAATCCCCTTCGGCATATCTTCGTTCCTTTCTTATTCCGCTCGTCGCGGCGTGGCTTTATACGTCCAAATGTTGTTGACCTTGTGGCGCGTCATATCGACAAACCACCCGCCCATCGGACGGGGAGCCTTGCCTGTCTCATGCCACCACCCAGACCCATCTCCGGCGAACTCGTCTTTGTAGGTCGGTAGCTGAAGGTGGTGCTGAGTCTCGGCATACGTCACGCCGTTTGAGTTGATCCGCTCGCGCCGCATCTCCATAGACCACGCTTCATGGATATGGCCGGAACAGATTATATCCGCATCGGGTAAAAATGTAGCACGGCGGTTAGTGGCAATAACGCCTTTAGTCACTGGACCGCCACCGCCGGAGCCATGCGTAAAATAGATTTTTTTGGTATCACTAATATAACTATTTGAGTGTTGGATATAGCGAAGGAACACCCAACCACTGTATCCCATTCTCTGTATTTCTGAGCCGGTGCGGAGGTTCAACTCGTTGATCGTCGCGCCGAGCAGATCAAACTCGGTATGACGCAAAATAGAGGTCTCGTGGTTGCCCTCGGCCCAACCCGCGATATAAGGCGCGTATGGCTCAAGAAACGCCACAGAATCCTCTACAAGCGCGTTGAGGTAGTCCGAGCGTTTATATTGCGGGAGCAGTGCGCTCTTTGATCCTCGTCGATCTGACGCGCCCTGCATCGAATCGAACCAGTCGCCCAGAAACAAGGCGCGACCGTTGGCCGCGATCACCTCGTCCAGATGTTTTTTAATTAACTTACGGTCGGCGTGGGCCGAGTCGAAATGTTGGTCCGACGCGAGCAGAACGGGAACCGTCCATTCTGCGCCCATCGGCGTGAATGAGACCGAGATACACTTATCGCTCAACCGCTCGACGGTCGGCCCGATGGGTCGGCGTTTTTTTGCCGGTTTAGTTGCCATCGGCCAATCGTTTCGCGTATTCGAGCGCGGCAGTGTAGTTGTCCAGTTTTCGCTCGACCCGCGTCAGAGATTGGTCTATCGACGCGAGTCTCTCGTCCACCTTCGCTTCTAAGGCCGTCAGACGGTCGCTGTGGGAGATCGTCGCACTAAACAGCCAACCAATCGCCGCCAAAATGCACCCCGTCAGAACGCTTTGAGAGTCGAATTTCACGCCATCGGCCAATCAGCTAAAACTCAACGATCTCGCTGATCTCGGTCCCGACTTCTTTGGCGAGATCGGACGAGAGGCCGAGGCCGGATAAAGCCGCCGCGATAATCAATGCGACGACGCGCTTGGTGGCTTTTTTGGTCGCGATGTCCTCAAGTTTTTTCTTCAAGAAATCCATCTCATCACCATTTGACCTTATTAGCCCAATAAGCCGCCGAGGTCGGCCCTTTGGCTATGTTTTTTGCGTGGCGTTTTTTCCACGCCAATCGCCGCGCCCGATACGCTTTAGACTCGCCTTTTTTCTTCGGCGATCCAGAAACGCCCTGCGAGCCGAAGCGGATAAGTTTCGGCCTCTTGGTCTGCGGGTCTTTTATCAAAACCGCATGGCTTTTCGTTTTGTGCTTTGGCGTTCGCTTCGGTTTGCTGTATCCGGCGAACCGTTCGCCTCTATAATTTATCGCCATAATTTACTCGCAAACGTGAGTTGTGACTTGTAGGCTTAGAGCGTCGAGTCGTTTCTCAATATACTCAATGCGCGTATTTTGCACCGCGTCGTCCGGCAGTGCGCCGATGGTCCCTCTCGGCCAGTTGGTCGCAAAATGGGTATTCTCGTCGGTGTCTTTGCGGAGTAACATAAGATCAACCTCGTGCCGCGTTTTTGTTTTCTCTAATTCACTTAGTCGGGTGCCGTGCTCTTTGATTGCGGTCTGTTGCTCGGCAACTTCCTCGACCGCCCTGCTCAACTTCTGCTGTTGCTCAAATATCGCGCTTATCTGGTCCCATCCCAAGTATAGAGCCGTCCCACCTGCCAAGAGCATAATCAACAATATCCCCGCCTCTTTGGATAGCGTCGATATTGCTCCGGCAGTGTCTAACGGGTCGGAACTATTCGCTTGCTCCGTCGGTTGATTGCTCATTTTGTTTTAGTCGATATTTTCCCGTTGCATAATCGAGCGCACCCTGCAACTGACAACATTGCGGATCGTTAGCAACGACAAACTGCGCCCGTTCGCGCAGGGCCGTTTCAATCTCTTTTATCAACTGCTCGTCGCCTTGTGGGGCTTGCTCAATCTGTTTCGCGTCTTTGCTCATTACGTCAACCTCGTCTGTAGGGTTATAGGGTATAAATATAATATAATAAAATTACGCGGCAGGTGCTTCGCTTGTGCTGTCTACGCCATCCGGCCCACCGGCCCACGGAGCGGTTTCCTCGCGAGGCGCGTTGACGCGTCCGGCGAGTTGTTGCTCCAAGCCTTCGCGCTGATCAGCGGCCCACTGGTCGAGGTAGGCCACGCACCGGTCCGGTAACGCCGTCATATCGGCGAGAGGCTCAAAGTCTGCCGCAGTGCAAGCGTCGAGGTCAAGAGAAACCCACGGGTCCGTCGATGCGACTCCGAGGTCGGGGTTGTCGCTATCTTCGCACCGACAGACCACCACCACGGCGGTAATGACGTTTTGCTGTACCGACCCGTCGCCAATCTCCATCTCTGGGACGACGCGCAGTCTTTGCGTTATTTCATGCGTATGAATGTACGATGCCATTATCTATTCTCCAGTTCGCTCTTTGCAATTTCTTTCGATGTCTCGTCAGTAGGCGTGCTTGCGATACGCTTTAATGCGCGTCTATAGCGTTCAATCACTGCGTTATTATATTTCAAGGCCTCATCAAAAAACACTTTGGCGGACGCATCCGCGTAACCGCTAAAGGTGATTTTGCCGTCATCATTCACACTCAACCGTCCAACTTCTTTCTGTGGAGATGAATGATAATTGTCATAAAACACTAATTCATAGTTTTTTGGCGCAAGAGTGTAAGTCTCTAAATTGTTTGGGATGGTAATATTGACTGGCGCTGTTGGGGCATTGCTGTATATCCAGACGGAATTGTCTGCCATTTTACCGTCCTCAGCCATCTTCACGCAATCGTCTGCCATTGTCTATTCTCCTTATCTTACGTAATACAGTTCAACTGCGTCTGAAATGTTTTTCATCTTAATCCATCGTGGATTCACTGGTTCACCTGCCTTGACTTGTATCTGCCCCAACAATCCAACGAGCCACCATTCATCACGCGACTCACGCGATTGATACGTATTATCCAACGACTCGTCGTAGTCGGGGTTGAGTTTGCGAACAGATTGAGTCGATGACGTTGCGCCCTCTGGTGGTGTCCAGTTCGGATCTTTGGCTAATTCATCGCGCTCATATACAGCAAACTCATTGCCATCCTCGTCTGTGTATGTCCAGACAGTCACATCCTCGCGCAGATAGACACCCCAATCGTCCGTCAGATATTTGTCTGTCCAGTGATTCCACGCTACGTTACCAACCACTGCGCTGTTTTTGTTGTCGGCCTCTGGTCGCGTAACCCCCATGATGTCATCTGTGTTGTCCGTGTCTGCGTTGTAGTAGCGCACCTTATCGCCATCCAACACGATAGCGCGTCCCACCTCTGCCGCTTCTCCAGAAGCTGATTCAAAATACTCTTGATAGTCAGCACCGCTACCGTTCCACGCTCCGTCAGCATACGCAGTGCCATCGCCCGTAAATCTAAATTCAATATCCGCACCAGCACTGCTGTTAAAACGAGCAAAATCATACGCTGTAGTAGCCGCTCGCGTTGCAGTTAATGTCAGCATTTGGGCGTTGAATGAGCCGTTCGTGTTGTTAAAACCTGCTGGACCACGATCTGCGTGTGTCGTTACGCCTATATATGCGTGATCACCACCCGTCGACGTTTTAGCATACACACGCGCTATCTGATTAGACGTTTCGCCAATAAGCAGATCGCCATCGCTTGTGACGCGCAAACTCTCAGATCCACCATTTGTTATAGCTATTGTATTTGTGGTGGGCCAATAAATACCTGTGTCGACATCGCCCTTTTCGCATAGTCCGGGAGTTGATGCATTTCGTCCATCAATCGCAATACCACCGTTAACGTTTAGTTTATTTGTGCCGTACCCGCTCAACGTGCCAATCAGCAGATTGCCAGACAAGTCGATGCGGGCGCGTTCGGAGCCATTTGAATATAGTGTCGTGAAATATGTGCCAGTGCTGTTAGTTGCGCCCATCCGCACTTCGCCTGTGCTCGGATTGACCGTCAACTCGCCCTTTGTCTCGTTGCTGTATTGAACGCCAAATCCGTCGGATCCACCTAACGGCACTTCGGTTGAAACTCTCAACTGTGGCGAGGACGTGCCTATGCCGACGTTGCCTGTTCTTGTTACAGTCAACTTGGTGTTTGCTACATTAAAAGCATCTTGCGTCCCGTAACCGATGCCAAACTCTTGACCCAAAATAGGGATACCTAAATAAAAAGCGTCTGTGGCCGATGTAAACGCATCATCAAACTCTAAGAAAATTCCAGCACCGCTGCTTGATGTAAACGTGCTTTTTATCTTGACGCTAACGTCATCGTTGCTCTCAAATTTTGCTAATCCTTCAGCGGATCCAGATTTTGTTACTTCAAAATTACCTGCGGTCGTGATGCGGGCGCGTTCGGTGTCATTAGTGCAAAGCTTTAAATCATGATTTGACCGAGTTCCCAACAGCACTGTATCCGTGCCAGATGCGATAATCTGGTGGATAACGCCGTTGTCATTCTCGGCCAACTGCACAACATCGCCAGATGAATTTTTGTGGTGTAGTGTTGTGTAACCTGCGAATGTAGTGGGCGTGTCGGTTCCTATGCTAAAATTACCTGCACCGTCGATCACAACATGATCTGTTAGAGCAGTTCTTGCACCCCCTCCCGAATTGGAGGTTGAAAAAACCAACTTAGACGCGCCGAAACTACCAGACGCGACCGCTTGTATTCTCGCAGTTACACCTGCAGAGGCACTGCCACCGTCATTATCGTAAAACTCAACGTCACCAAAAACATCACCATCTGATACCGTTGTGTCACCTGTATCCAACCGAATTGTATCGTTGACAGTTACCGCACCATTCACATCTAAAGCGGTCGCTGGCGAGGATGTGGATATGCCGACGCGCTGTGAGCTATCGACAACCATAGCCTCAACGCCGCCGTTTGTTCTAAACGACATTGTGTTGGTGCCATGATTGTATTGGATATTGCCGCTGTAGCGATCTGTGCCTGTAGTGCCGTCAGCAAACGACAGGTACCCTGTACTCGTGGTCCCGCTAACTATAATAACCGAGGCATTCCCTGCGCCACCGCTTGCCACCCAATTAGGTGTCCCGTCAAAAGCGTAGTCATTTGGGTTAGATAGTCTAAAACCCACGGTATTATATGCGCTGTCAACGTACAAGGTGTTGGAGTCAATATTTAGGCCCGGCGCAGTTAATACAAAGTTTGCTGTGTCGTCGGGATCAACGACCAACTGCTCCAATGCCCAACGGTTCGCGTCTGCCTTCACACGCGAAACGTCAAGCAGGGATTTGCTCGTCGGCTCGCCAACCGTCCAACGTTGCCCGAGGCTTCCGTAACTATAGGGATTTGTTGCCATTATTTTTTCTCTTTCTGTTTGCTATCCAACATATGATATAGCCGAGTCTGGGTCTAACTCATTTACGCGCCCGTTCGGTAGTGTTCCCCAACCAGAGGCGACCCGTTGCTCATCTGTTGCCGCGTCGTAGTCGGGATACCCGGGCGAAACGACGGTCCCCACTGGCTTATACCATCGCGGGACAATCTGCGCCTCTATGCGGATGCGCGTGTCGTCTGGGGTCATCTCTTGCACCCCTAACACCACCCACTTTTGCGTCAGCCGGTAGATAT